CTGGCTGGGCCGGCACCGGTGATCCGGTCCTTGCCGTGACCATGGCCAATGCCTGGCTCACGACCAAGATTAAGCGGGCTGTTCCAGATCCGGTTCCGGCCGAGATCAAAACAGCCGGCGCTCAGGTCGCCAAAGAGGCGGCGGCGGGCAAGCTGTACACGTCCACGCAGAAGGAAGTGCAGAGCAAGACCGTATCGGCTCAGTCCGGCACGTCAGTGAGCAAGACCTACGTGGCGGGCTCTACCGATCAGTCAGCGGGTGTGAATTTCGCTCTGGCGCTGCTCGACCCGTGGATCAAGCGCTCCGGTGTAATGATGCTCAAGAGGACCTGATCATGGGCATGCGTGAAGAGATCCAGGCCGAAATGTCTGAAGCGTTCGATGATCCTGATGGCCTTGCCGACGCGGTGAAGCCAGTGACAGGTGTGTGCAAGGTTGTGGGCGAGTATGACCCTGACCTGGGCGGTGCGCCCGAAGTGATCACTACCTACGGCGGTCGTGGAGTATTTGGCAGCTACCTAGCCAAAGAAATCGACGGCTCCTTGATCCAGACGACCGACGAAAAGCTGCTGGTACTGCAGAACGAGCTATTCATCACCGTGATTGGAGAGCGAACAGCAGAGGCTGCCACTCCAAAAATTGGCGACATCATTGGCGGCAAGCGCGCGCTCAACGTCGCTCAGGATCCTGCTGGTGCCACTTGGACCATTCAGTTGAGGGTCTGACGTGAGTAAATACACAGGCCTCAACGGCAGCTTTGCCGAGAACATTCGCCAGTTCGCCGAGCAGGTCCAGGCCGGGCTCGACGCCACCTTCCGCGAAATCGTGATCGAGATCGGTAGCAGCGTCATCCGCATGTCACCGGTGGGTAACCCCGAGATCTGGGCCGCGAACGTGGCGCATCGCGCAACCAACACCCGCGCCGCCGATGCCTATGACTTCAAAGTCGCCGTGCGCAACACGATCATCAATCTCGACGAGGGCAATTTCACCAAAGCCGGCAAACTGAAGCGCGGCGTGAAGTATGCGAAGCCGCTGACAAAAACCGAGCGCGACCAGAACTTCAACGTGAATGGACTGGTTGCCGGCAAGGATTACGTCGGCGGCCGGTTCCGTGGTAACTGGCAATTTTCTATAGGGGCACCGGCTGAAGGTGAGCTTGATCAGGTCGATCCGGCCGGCGGCGTCACGCTGGCGAAGCTCAGGCTTCAGGTCGAGCAACTGACGATAGGGCAAACGGCGTATATCGTGAACAATCTGCCATATGCGGTGCCGCTCGAGTACGGCCATTCTAAGCAGGCACCGGGCGGTATGGTGCGCATCACGCTCTCCCGATTCCAGCAGATCGTCGACGAAGCCATCAGGAATAACCAGGTATGAGCCATAACGTCATCGCTTCGATCTTCGAGGCCAGACTGATCGCCTGGGCGAAGGCTTTGCCGGTGCCAATCAAGGTTGTCGTCGAGAACGAGGCCTATGAACCCGGAAATAGTGTCACCTACCTTCGAGCTTTCACTCTGCCGGGCGATACCGCAAGCGGCACGCTCGGCGGTGATCACAAGCTGTTCACCGGTGTGTTTCAAGTCAGCATCGTGACGCCGGCGGGCAAGTATCGCGGCGGGGCCGGCGCGCTGGCTGACCAGATCACCGCGCTGTTTCCGCTGTACGAGCGAATCACGAAGAATGCACTGACCGTGGTGACCATGACGCCAGTCGATCAAGGGCCAGGTATCCCAGACGACACGACCTACACCGTTCCGGTTTCGTTCGCGTACCGCGCCGACACCAACTAACCCGCCCATTGGGCAAACCCAGAACCCGCCGTTGAGCGGGTTTTGTCATTTCTGAAGAGAGGAAAACCCCATGGCCGGCATTCAAATGCCCAACGGCGCAACGTTCGAAATTGCTTCCGCCTATGGCGCTGCAATCCCATTCACTGCCCTGACCAATGCCAATCCGGCATTGGCTACCGCTGTAGCGCACGGTCTGGCCGAGGGCGACATCATCGCTCTAAGCTCTGGCTGGACCCGCCTGGACGGCCGCGCCGTGCAAGTCGGTGAGATTGCCAGCGGCACCTTTGCACTCGATGGCGTGAACACCACGAACATTCAGCAGTATCCGGCCGGTTCGGGCGTCGGTTCCGCTCGTGAGGTGACGGCCTTCACCGAGATCTCGAAAATCACCGAGCTCGGGTCGAGCGGCGGCGACCAGCAGTTTCTGACGTTCGGCTTCCTGGCCGACGATGACGACCGCCAGATGCCGACCACCAAGAACCCGATCACACTGACCATCACGGTCGCCGACGATCCATCGCAACCCTATGTCGATGTCTGCGAGGCAGCGGACGACGACAAGCAGGCCCGCGTTCTGCGCCTGAACCTGCCGGGCGGCAGCCGCATCATCTACAACGGCTACGTTTCGATCACTTCGACCCCGACCATGTCGCGGAACAACCTGATGACCCGCGTGATCAGCATCGCGCTGACCGGTCGCCCAACCCGTTATAGCGCCTCGGCGTAAGGAAGGCATATGGCAAAGTTCACACTCGCCCGGACCCCAACCTTTAAGCACGTCGTCATGCTGCCAACGGTCGGCGGCGATCCGGTGAGCGTCGAGTTCGAGTTCAAGTATCGCGATCGCACCGAATTGGCTGGCCTCTATGCCGAGTGGGGCGAGCGTCATAAGGCCCTCAAAGAAAAAGCGGAAGATGCCGGCATTGAGCAGTTCACTGCATTGCTGATTGATCTGCAGGTCGAGCAGTTGAAGGCGATCGTCGCCAGCTGGGATATCGCCGAAGAGTTCACCGACGAAAACCTGCGCATCCTGGTCAGCTCCATTGCCGCCACGCCGAGTGCAGTGCTGGCCGCTTACTCCGATGCTTTCAGCAAGGCCCGTTTGGGAAACTCCTAAGCGTCTCCCGCAAGCTGTACGAGCCGGGGCCGTCAGCCGAGTCGCTGGCGGCCTTCGGCCTTTCGCTTCGTGACATACCCGATGAGATCTGCGAGGTCTGGCCTGATGTCTGGCAAGCCTTCAAGGTCTTCGAGGCGATGCGCACTCAGTGGCGTACAGGCGCGTGCGGCGCTACCGGACTCGATTACACGTCAATTCGCCATGTCGCCGGCTTCCTCGGACTTACCCGGTCCGAAGCCGCCGATGTCTTTCCAGATATCCGTGTCATGGAAGCCGAAGCCCTGCGGGTGATGGCGGAATAGAGGGACAGTAAATGAGCACCACCTTTGCGTCCCTCGGCATCGAGGTGAACTCCTCGTCAGCAGCCAAGGCGGCTGACGATCTCGACAAGTTGGTCGACTCGGCGGTCGATGCCGAAAAGGCGATTGATGATCTCGGCAAATCGGGCGAGGGCCTGGCCAACACCGCCAAGAAGATCAGCCAGGCCGAGAATGAGGCTGCTCAGGGCATCGACAAGGCGACGGGCGCTAAAGAGCGTCAGGTTGATGCCAGCCGAAAGGCCGGTGCCAGCGCGGCCAGTGAAATCGCGATCATTAGCCAGCTCGACAAGGCGATGTCCGGCAACATCGGCAGCATGGAGCAACTGATCCAGGCTGAAGGCTTGCTGGAGCGCGCTCGCAAGGGCGGTCTCGTCACCATTGAGCAGCAGGAGTCCTATCAGGATCGGCTCGGGAAATCCTTCGATAAGATCGAGAAAGCCGAAGCCAAGGAGATGGCGCAGAAGCAGCGGCTGATCGATGCTGAAAACCGTCAGATCGAAGCGTTGAAGCGCACGGTTAACGGCATCGACCCGGTCACCGCGAAGCTGGCCAAGCTGGAGGCGCAGGAAAAGGCGGCGCATGAGGCTTTCAGAGTTGGCGCAATAGATGTTGATGCTTATAACGCCGCTCTGGCCAAAGTTGGTAAAGACCGGGCCGGAGTTACTGCGACAGAAGGAACATTCGACAAGCTGAAGCTTGGCACCCGCCAAGCGCAAGAGAACGTCATGCAGCTGGCGAACGCTCTGCAGGCCGGAGACTGGGGGAATGGTGCGCGTGCGGTTGCTCAGCTTGGTGCTGGTGCTGGTGCAAGTGCTGCCAGCTTTTTCTCACTCGCTGCACCTATCGCCCTTGTAACAGCCGCAATCGGCGGGTTGGCGTACGCCTATTACAAAGGTAGCGAGGAGCAGAACGCATACAGCGATGGACTGATCCTCACCGGAAATGCTGCTGGGACCAGCGCAAATCAGCTCACTGATATGGCGCGTCAGGTCAGCTCTGTTGTCGGTACCACAGGTGCCGCTGCGGATGTCCTTGCGAGTTTGGCTGGTAACGGCAAGCTGGCCAGCGGCAGTTTTGTTGTGATTGCTGAAGCTGCTCTTTCCATGGAAAAGGCAACCGGTAAGTCAATTGATACGACCGTTGCTGAGTTCGTGAAAATCGCCGATGACCCGGTTGAAGCAGCGAAGTCGCTCAATGATCAGTACCACTTCCTAACGGCGTCCGTGTATTCGCAGATCGTGGCGCTGAAAGAGCAGGGCGATGAGGTTGGCGCAGTCAAGCTCCTCACCGACACCTACGCAGATGTTGTGAAGTCGCGGGCCGGGGAGATAACTCAGAACCTTGGCCTGATCGAAAAAGGCTGGAAGGCCGTTAAGTCTGCGGCTTCTGAAGCGCTGGATGCCACGCTTGATGTTGGTCGAACCCAGTCATTCGACGCCCAGATTGCTAACTATCAAAAAATCCTCGATGACCGAAAAACGGGCTTCTTGGCAAATCTATTCCCGGATGACCTCGGTAGCGGAAGCAGCTCCACCAAGTTCATCGAAGAACAGATTGCCGCGCTGAAAAGGCAGAAGGCTGAAGTCGAGGCGAACGCCAAAGCCGAAGGTGATCGAAGAAAGGCTGAAGACGATGCGATAGAGGCTGGTAAGTCGCTGCACTCCAGCTACTTGGCAGGCCTCGACAAGGAGCAGAAGCAAAAGCTCGAAATAGCAGAGCTTGATCGCAATAGAGCCAAGGCATTAGGCGGCAACAACGTCGATGCTGATCGGATCAATCGCGAATATGCGGTATCCCTTCAGGCGATCAACGACAAGTTCAAGGAACCCAAGAAGGCAGGCTCAAATGTCGACCTAACCAGCTTCAACGATACCAAAAACCAGCTCACCGCAATTGTGGCTGAATACAGCAACGCCCAGAAGCAACTGGATGCCGCGCAGAAGGCTGGGCTCATCTCCCAGGCTGATTACGCCCAAAAGCGGGACGGCCTGATCGGCAATGAACGAGATGAGATCACGGCCGCCTACGAGGCCGAGATTGCGGCGTTGGAGGCGGTGAAGAACAAGTCCAGCACCACGGCAGCTCAGCGCATCCAGCTGGACCAGAAGATTGCCGATGCTCGTACGGCGATGGTCAAGGCCCAGAAGGATGCCGACAGCCAGCAGCAGGTGCTGGGCACCGCCGAGCAGGGGCGTCTGGACAAACAGACGTACGCGATCAGCCAGTACGTTGCCGCTCTCGGGCAGCAGCAGAAGGCGCTCGCGCTTGCCGGGCAGCGTGCCGTCAATGGCGTAGGCCAAGGTGATCGGCAAAACGCGCTCAGCAATGAGCTGAACAGCCAGCAAGACCGGTTTGCGCAGCAGTCTCTGGAGCTGGAAAACCAGCGCTCCGATCCATCCAGAAACATGGACCCGGAAGAGTTCAAGCAGAAGTCGCAGGCGCTGGCAGATGCCAACAAAGCAGCGACCGACCAGATCCGGCAGAACTATGCCGACGTCGAAGCGGCGCAGAGGGATTGGACAAAGGGTGCGACATCAGCCTGGGCCAACTATCTGGACTCGGCGAGCAACATTGCCGGCCAGACGAAAACCCTGTTCGGCAACGCCTTCAGCTCGATGGAAGACTCGATCGTCAACTTCGCCATTACTGGGAAGTTGTCGTTTGCTGACTTCACTAAATCGATCCTGGCAGATATGGCGAGGATCGCGACCCGGCAGGCCAGCTCCGCGCTTCTCGGCAGCCTCGTCGGAGCTGCAACCAGCTATTTTACTGGTGGGAGCGGCGCTACAGGCGCAGCAACCTCTGGCGCAACTCAAGCGGGTGCCAGCAGTTTTGCCAGCCAGTTTGACGCGAGTGCCGGCTCTGTTTCGTTTGCCGGCTTCCGAGCTGCTGGCGGACCTGTTGCGCCGAACTCCCTGTACGAAGTCAACGAACTGGGGCCTGAGCTCTACAACGAGGGCGGCCGGTCATTCCTGATGACCGGTGCCAACGGAGGGAGCGTCACCCCGTTGACCACCGGCGGCGGGCCAGCACTCGCAGCTATGTCCGGCGGTGGCGGCAACACGTACAACTTTCCGGTTGCGGTCTCGGTGCAGACGACCGGGAGCGACGGAGCTGGCGTTTCGCAAGAGACGACCAACCAGCTTGGCAAGACCATCCAGCAGGCTGCAAAAACCGAAGCGGAAACCGCGATTGCTAGGGCACTACAGCCGGGCGGATCAATCTGGCGCCTGACAAATGGGAGGGGCTGATGGCCATCGAGAAATTCACCTGGCCAACCGAGCGCGGGGAAACACCTGATATCACCTATCGGGTGCGCACCTCGAAGTTTGGCAACGGCTACGCGCAGAACGTCGGCGACGGCCCGAACAACAAAGAGGACTCCTATCCAGTTACCTGCGTCGGCCAGAAGGCCGTGGTGCAGCAGATCATGGAGTTCCTCGACCGTCACGCCGGGGCAAAGGCGTTCCTCTGGACAGCACCGCTCGGCGAACTCGGGCTGTTCACCTGCAAAAATCCCGCTCCCACACCAATGGGCGGCGGGGTCTTCAAACTCACCGCCACTTTCGAGCGGGCAT